AACCTCAAGACGCTCGCCATCTAGCATGAATGTCTCATAACGACCGGCTAGACCAACCTGAGTAACGAACTGCTTTGCGCGCATACGAGAAGCCTCGGTGATGCGGCGAACGAATACAACTTTATCGCCCTGAGCAACAGTGCGTACATCGGCAAACTGCTCGTACTGCTGCATGACCTTGGCGGGAAGCACCTCGTCAATAGTCTGCTCAATTAGGGAGAAGATGGTGTTCTTGTTCTCGCGGAAAGAGCGGTAATCGTGAGCAAGAATGTCCATCTGAGCGCGTAGCAACTCAGAGGTCTGCTCAGCAGTATACTTCTCGTTCTCAGAGAAGCTGAAAGATACATTCTTGGCAGCAGCTACAGCGAGCTTTGCAAGAGAATCATACTTTAGAAGTTCCATTATCTATTTATCCTCCCTTCAATTAAGCAGATAGAACCTGAAGCTTGACACCGGGGGTCTTGCCGTCAGGCATAGTGGTTTCTTTTACAACAGCGCAAACAAGCGTACCAGCGGCAACAGTGCCACCAGCAGCGAGAATACCATCAGCGCCGGGAGTAACCTTGTCACCGACAGAATAAGAACCGTCAGCGAGGTTATTGGTGGTGAAGATATCACCGGGAACCATACCGAAAACGCGAGGAACCATTACGCCGCGAACCTGCTCGTCCTTCTTCATAGCGAAGTCGGCGTGGCTCTGCTTGCGCTCGTCGTATAGTTTTTCCTCATTGAATACCATCATCCAAGGGCCTTCACCGGTGAAGTTGACTTCGCCATGAGCATAGTCATACTTTACAAACGTACCGTTCGTAAGAATTTTAATGTCATTGGCTGCGGGAAGCTGTGCATAAACGCGACCGTCGCGTGGAGCACTGAGATGGTTTGGCTCGACATAGGGATACTTGTCAGCCCCTAGCTTTGCCTTAGCAATAGTAACTGCCATTTGCTACTTTTCCTCCTTTGTTTATTGTTAATTTTCCAATGAACGGAATGCAGCTTGAATGTCGCTGACAACTTCCGCATCCTTGCTATCATCAAGAGAGAAAGATAGGATAGAGTCCATATCTGCCTCTTCCTCTTGGTGACCATCAACAGTAGAGAAGTCCACATTCTTGCGGACATAGATAAGAGCAAGCTTTTCGTCAATCTGCTCTAGAGTATACTCTTCCTTGTGAGCAATGATATCAGCCTTGTCCTCATCGCTAAGCATGTGATACTTGGCGATTAGAGCATCCTTCTTCTCGTTCTCAATCTGTAGCTTGAACTCGCGAAGAGACTCAAGCTCAGCCTTGAGAGCGGCGTTCTCTTGCTCTAGAGCAAAAGTAGCAGAAGTGGCTGCATCAGAATCAGACTCATCAAGAGAGCACTCGCGCTTCTTAGCTTCGGTCTGCTCTTCTTCCTTTTTTTCCTCGGCTACCTGCTGCTCTTCCTGCTCCTTGTCATCTTTTACAGCGTTCTCAGTAGCAGGCTTAGCCTCTTCAGAAGGAGTTTCTTCTTCCTTCTTAGCTTCGGAATCTTTGGTTTCTTCCTGAGATTCTTCCTCTTCCGTCTTACCACTAGTGGCGACGAAATCAGTAGTCACCTCAGTTTCCTCTAACTCTTCTGGCTTTTCTGGCATATTCTTCCCTCCTTCTTTGGTGCCGATGGTTTCCTGAAGTTGTTTAATCATAGTATAAAGAGTATGCGCGAACTCAGTAGACTCTGTATAGTTGCTGTCAACTCCTCCTGTGATTGAAGCCCCCTCAAAACAAGGCTCTACGTCATCACCTAGTATACAGAGCTTGCTAAATATCGCATCATTGATAATGAAAAAGTCCATTCCACTTTTAGCGTCATTTGCCCAATGACCGTCCAAAGTGTCTTCGTCGATTTCCATGCTCTGGCTCTGGCCCTCTTCAATAACCTTTTTAGCTTCTTCAAACTGTCCAGTCCAAAGATAGCCAGTAGTCATCATATATTCATGTTCAGTCTCATTGCCAAACTCGTCTGTATCGGTAAAATTTTGGAACCACACACGCGCATCGGGAGCTACAAAACCGTAAGGAACAGTCTTGCAAGCGAATTTGATTTCACCATCCTCAATGGTAATCACATGACCGTGGTCTCCAAAATCCTCAACATCTTTACGCCACGCTCCAACGATTGGAGTCCCAGGTAAAGAATTAGCCATTTGAATAGCCGTGTTCTTATCAATATAAGAGCCATTACGATTCTTCCCCAAATAAAGCACCTTGATAGTGCATTGGGAAATTAGAGGATTGTAAGGCTCGATATCAATAAACTCAGGGCTATCAATGGTTGCTACAGAGCGGTTATTAATCATTCTTTGCAACCTCCTACTGTTCTGACTCTATATTGTCAACGGTTTTATCTGTCTTGTCTCCATCATCTAACTCAGGCCTACCGCCTTTGTCTTCTTGCGGCAATTGCTGAACACTAGTGGAACCATCAGACTCTTCCTGCTTTGCCGCAGACTCACTTCCGCTCATTGTTGAAGACATTTGCGGCGGAGTAAATACCTCATCAAGCTTAAGCATCTGATTCTCAAACATCGCCGCAGACATGACAACCGTCTGAGACATTCCAAGAGCTACCTGAGTAAGGAGCTTCGAATAACCGAGCATCGTCTGCTCACGATAGGTAGAAGCCATATCCTTATAATTGTAAACAGTAGTCGGAAGAATATTAACACGATAAACAAGCTTCTTCTTGATTTGCTTGTTAAGTGGCATAATCATATCCTCAAGGTATTCCTCAAACTGAGCAATCAAGTCCGCAAGACTACCTTCGTCATTGCTAATGGACTTCTCAAGAGCAACAGAGCCTTCGCTATTAAATTGCATCTGAGAGACGCCAGCTTCATTATACACCGTGCGCTCGACTTTTTCAAGCTGGTCAACGGCAGAGACATTACCTTTATCAGACATGTCCGCCACAGTAACATCGGCAAGAGTCGAGAGAACATCGACGCCAACGCTATCTCCCAACATGTCAACAGCCATGCTGTGGAACTGTCGCATCTCATCAATGTCAAATACAAGGTCATTGTTCTTATCAAGAGGGAACTTCTGGATAATAATCTTCAAAATCTGCTGTAACATCTTCTGAAGGTCAATGTCTTGCGCCTTTTCCAAGTCCAATAGATGCGGGATGACATTGATAAACATCGGCATGTCTGAACCGTCAATATTAAACTTAACAGTCTTTGTCGGATCTAGAAGTACCCACCCCTTGGCATCACCGTTAAAGTCTTGCGGCAAAGTCCCCTTCTTGTAAGCAACGTATGCCTGCTGGATCTCTTTTGGAAACATTTTAACAACACGCAAGCGATAATCATTGTCCGCGAAAGAATCATCAAAATACTTCAAGTTAAACTCAACTGCGGGCTTACCATTATAGTTATAACGACTGCGGCAATAATCGACAGGAAGCTCTTGCAGGAATTCCCTATCCTTCTGCGCAAGACGATAACCGTAGAAACAACCGTTCTTGATTACCTTCACCGCAATCTCAGAAAGATGCTTCTTGGGCTTTGAGTTCTCCAAGAAGAGACAAGCTCTGAGCCACCCCTCGACAATCTTGGTTTGTGGCACAGTCTTGTCATACTGTACAGGAGTTACGAAAAAATCATAGCGGAAAAAGTGAGCCATATACTTTATCAAGCGCTCGTAAATGCCGCTCTTACTGAAAAAGTAATCAGAGATTGCGCGAATCTGTCTATAGTCGCGGGTATTGATAGCCCGAACCACCATATCCTTCGTAATCTTCCTGTTGGACTGTATCGCCGCAATAGCATCAACGTTTAGGAAGGCGTCATCTCGAAGCGTCTTACCTCCGACTTTGATCTTGTTATAGTAGGCACTATCGCCTTTATACCAATCAGAAAAATCAATCTTCTTCTTATGGGTGTCTGTAAGCTTTGCCATAGCACCTCCTTCTAATACCCCGCAGCTTTCATAATATATTCGTAGGTAATCTTGTCTTCATCCCAATAAGGAATTGTAACAAGATTAATATGTTTCTTAACGCAGTAAGCCCGCTTGACAGAATCATTATACTTTTGGCGTTGAATTGCCTTATCTCCGCCAAAGTGCTTCACAGACTCGTAATGCTGCCTACCTTGATATTCAATCAAAAAGTCAAGCGAGCCATCATCGTCAAACACCGCAAAGTCAAATCGCAAGTGTCTTCCACTGGTAGAAATTAAATCCGCAAACTCATATTCTTCAGAAAAAGGAACTCCATGCTCAGCCAACACGGCATGTATCATCCTTTCGCCTTTTGAGCTAAGCATGGAAACCCCCCTCTGTCCAAACATATATCACTTATTATCAAAAAACAATGACGCGAATAAACATCTTTTGCCCAAAAAAATTATCTTTTCGCACTTGTAAAAAGCATCAGCTTAGACAAATCGCCTCTATGCTTGCGGCCACCCTTTTCCTCAATCATTCTTGGATAAGACAAAGCATAAATCAAAGCCGAGAACTTATCCTTCTTGATTGTACGATTGTTCTGCTTCAAGACGATATTCATACCCTCATTCTCCTCAACTAGATTCATCATCTGGTCTTCAAGGATGGATGTAAGAACATATGGCCGCAAATAGTCGGCTCTCTTGGCCTTTGTCATTCTCTTGCTTTGAGACTGACTAAGAAGTTTGTTCTTGGCGGTATTCTCATCAATCAAGAAATGAATCTTGCCACTGCCCATCTGTGACTGACAGTAGGCATACAGCTCGCTGTTTATCTTGGCATTAGCCTTCATAATGTACAACGAATTCGGCATTGGATAAGCCGCATTATTCAAGAACTTCTTGTAAAGTCCATCATCATCATTGTATACACCAAGTGCTCCAAGAGGCTCACCAGTATCAGGGTCATCTTGGTCAATAACCAAAAAGTCAACTAGACCAGCTCCAAGCCCGTTGCCGTCTACCACTGCTATCTTGCACTTATACTTATGGAACAACCGCTTGATATGGATTGACTGGGAACCGAAGTGTTCAGCGTCGTAGCTAAAGATATTAACAACTTGCTTCTGCGGCACACCAGTTGGCGCAGGAGTGACTTTCATAACAACAACCTCTGTTGTACCATTTATATTCTATATAGTTCGCTACACTATATACGTTCTCTTATGAACTGCTATGTGTCACCACATAGATTAGACTATATCTTCACTCTATACAAAATAGAGGTCTCCCATTTCAACCGCCAATCGCTTGCGGCCTACGTCTTTCGACTAGTCGTTGAACCTTATTCAAAATCATAATCTGTTGTTAGCCATGCCCAACTTTTTTTCTTCTTAATATCATGCACGGCATACTTAGTTACTCCGTACTTTTTTCCAATCGTAGTATAGCTTGGATGATTGGGATTCATTAACTCTTCACATATCTCGATTACTTGTTCTTCTGTAAGAGTATTACATCCGGCTTTTTCGCCTTTAGCAAGATTGTCTCTTAAGCCAATCCTCGCTGCATGAGCCATATTTTCAGATTGAGTACACCATTCAAGATTGTTAAGGCGATTATTTTCTTTGTTCCCATCTATATGATTAACTTGTAACTGTAAACTATCTCCTCGCGGAGAAAAAGCTTCAAGCATCAAACGATGTACCATAAAAAATTTTCCGCCTTCACTGGTCATTAAATGAACTCTCAAATATCCTTTTTGAATCTTATGAGTTTTCATCTTATGCCATCCACGATAGGGGGAGTATATTTCTCCTTGTTCGTTAATTTGATAATCTTGATTAAAAATAATATTAGGATAAACAACTGTTTTAAACATATCTTTCTCCTTCAATATCTCACTACTTATATTGAAAAATACAATATGTATATTATATACAGTTGCCCAACAAATATACAACAGATTTTTTGAATCTTGGCTGCTGATTGTCTTTATATAATAAATAAAGATGTTCCAGCAATTAGAGAGATTTTAATTGAGCCTACAAAAATTAACCCAACACGACCAACGTCAACACCAAGAAGATAATACCCCTTATCAGAGGTACGCTTGCTTGCCTCATTTTCCGCAAGCTGAATATCCCTGCACTTGTCAAACCTCTCTGGGTCGAAGAATGCGCCTTCAACACTACCCGCCCAAATGGAATTGTATTCACGGTCAAAGGATGCCTCATTAAACGTGCCATCCATCTTAAGGTCAGAGATAAAGTTCTTACTAAGCAAGCGTTCCATCATCGGTGTGCGATAAGTACCACCAAGAACAATGGCCGCGTCTGGACGCGCTACCGACTGACAAAGAGTCTGAATCAACTTATCATAACTAAATGTGCCCTTGTATCCAGCAGTAGTGATGTACACAGCGCTCTGGTTCGCTATTTCATTTTCGTCTACTCCATATCCCGGAATATTGCGGGAAACATTCAGAGTTGGCAGGATAATGTCATTCAGCTTATCTTGATCCATGCTTGCGCATTCCTCAAGTACGCCGCTAGTAAAACGCCTACCACGTGTAGATTCTGTCATGGCAACATTCTCAAGAGACGAGCCATTCTTAAAGGTGTAAATTACACTGTCCTTGGTATTGCGTGTACGTGCCCTACCTTGTGTGCCACGAACGTCCCAGATAATTTCTCGCTCAAAGGCCGGAATCATCTTGCAGATTTCCTGTACCTTAGAAGACAGAATACCCGCAGACTGCTCCTTTCCCGCAGACGCCACAAAGATTTGGCTTCCCGGGTAGAGAATGCACTTAATCATCGACCCCATAGCGGTCAAAAAGGACTTAGAATAAGCTCGGCAGAAAACACAATACACGTATTTGTGCCGCAAAATTGCGCGCAAGAACACACGCTGATAAAAGAAAAACTTGAATCCATTATCTGGATTTAGAGAACAAAGAAAATCAACAAACTTGTCTGGATAAACTCTCCAATAGGCAATCAACTTTCTCAGCTCTGGGAGGTCTTGCTGTATGGTTTCCCTAGTAATGTCCTCCTTGACCTTACCTCTGGTACTAACGGAAAACTTCTTCTTCAAAACGTCAGCGAGTGCCATTACTCGTCTCCTATCTTCGCATAGACGGCATCGGCTTCTGCGGCGATTGAGCTTTCAAGATTGTTGAGCCAATCGTCGGCATACTCATCATCAGCCGTTTGCTGCTCCTCAGCCGCACTCGTCACCAACCCATCATCAAGACTCTTGTTCTTGTTCATTTCCATGTCCTCTTCAAGTTTCTTAATGTAAGACTCAATCAGGTCGCCAAGACCCATCTCGTTCTTGACCAGATTGTAAGTGTATGATTTCATATCCTTAAGCGTCAAATCAACCTTATCTGGCTGAACCTCGAACTGATAATCAAACGCTGGGATGGCCCCGCCTTCTCGCTCGACAGCCGCCACAAGCTCTCCAACAGAATCGAGATATTTGTTGTTATCCTCTTTCTTCTGCGCCTCTGTGAATGCGCCAGACTTGCGGAGCTGGTCAAACATGCTTGAGAACTTTGCTGCGTTGGCGGCATCTCCTGCATCGAGACAACGTTGCATGTTAATATTCGTCTTGCACATGTTGATTAGAACGCTCTCGCGGTCAACACCAATCTCGAACTCCTCAGCGTACTTCTGGTACATCTCCTCCATCTTAAGCCACTCGGAAGGCCTAAAACTCTCCCCC